ATCAGATGCAGCTCTACCTGCTTCAGTAAGTATGGCATTGTTTAGACCTACCTGAGTTCTAAATTGACCACTTGTCTTGTTTACATTTTTAAGTGTTTCAGCAGCAGCCTGATTGTTTAGCTGAATCCGCTCTTTTGTCTGCAGATTAATTTGAGCGATTTTTATTGCACCATCAGCATTTGCATCTGCTAATCTCTTTTCAGCAGCAGCTAACTTATCTACACCTGCCTTAGCTTTACCTAAACCAACCTCAGCCTTCCCAGACTGTACATTGATACTTACTATAATTTCACTTGCCATAGTATTCTCTTTTTGTTCTATCCATTATTTCACTCCAAGTCCCTACAGCCTTATACTTGCCTTTTGCTATGTCTATATTCTTAGAATGCCCATACCAATCATCGATATTAAGCAGCTCTATTATCTGTTTTATCATTCTACTATCTCCTCCACATTTAAGTTAATAAGCTCTAGTCTCGACAAACCTGTGTTTAAGTTCGTGGTTATAGAATTAATCCGATACACCACATCTTGTACCTTAAGTTGGTCGTTAAGTTTGTAATTAATTAAGAAACTAGGTGGTAAGTATGCCTTGAGCTTGAATACTCGCTTATTGGCATCAAATACACTTGTTATATACGATTTATAGAAGTTCCTGAACAGAGAATTAGGAGATGGGCTTAACGTATACTCATCTTGCTCTGAATCAAAGTTTATTGTTTGGATAGCAGGGATTGACCAGTTTCCTTCTGAATCCACTACCGCTGTATTACTTGTATTTGAAGGTCTATAGTAATTAGAAGCTCTAGTAGACGTAGTGTTACCTGCGTCACTTAAATTGATAGGAGTTGATATATACGTTTCTCTAATGCCATAGAAAAGTAATGCTTTCACATTCTGAGCGCTGTAGTTAGCTTGTGGTGGTGTGGTATTTTCCGATTTAAAGTCTCCACCTGCTGCATAGCCCCAAAGAATATCTGTGTCTAATCCGTTTATTCTTTCGTACTTTAACTTAGAGAACGGTATATCTATCTCATACTTCTCCCCATAGAATAGATTTAACCCATCATATGTTTCTTGTACGCTAATACTTGAGTCTCCAAATACTTCACCATTAACCTCTAAGTGATTAGCCATTAAAATCGTTTCATTATCCTCAAACTTAAACTCTATCTCAGAGAATGGTAGTGAAGTGTTTACTGAATGCTCTTGTACATCAATATGCTTAGTTATATCTATTATACCTCCAGAGTTATTATTTAATGCATCATCGTAGTAATCATCTAGTTTTACAACCTTAACTACAGGAGTAATATCATTATACAATGGGTCTGACTCGTCATCAATGTAGTAAGCCGTAAGGTTAAACATCTTAAATAAACCAGTCATAAACTCCATTACCTTCATGTCAGGAAAGTGTGCAGATACGCTTAATTTCGCTGTATCTGTGTCTATAACAGCCCCTGATGTGTATATTTCCCAGTTAGAGGTTTGCCCAAAGAAGCTACTAGTAATCTCTCTAAGACCAAACTCTATTTCTGTGTTTACCATCTCTGTTTTTGAGTAAAACTCTATTATGTACCTATTCTCAGGTGCATTAGTTGGATGAGGTATATGCGTTTTAACATCGCCCTTCCCTTCCACAACAGCTAAGACGCTATTTGTATCTACATTTACTATCTTTGCTTTCCAATTGACATTCAGGTAGCCACTAGCAGGTTTTATTTGAAGGTAATGTCCTCCAGCAAATAGTATAGCGTTTTCTATAACAATCTCATTTCCGTCTACTGATAGGGAATCAAAATCGTAATCAGAAGCTGAAATTAAACTCCAACTAGGAACCTCAGTCTTAAATATATAATCATCTTCAGCTAAGTTACCTGTTATATTACCAGAGTTATTACTTAACCATAAGTATAAGTTTGCAAATGCTTCGTTATGTTTAGAGAAGAAGTCTTTAGTTCCTACAGAATCATTGGGTATGAAATTTATATTATATTTTTCTTCAATAGCTTTTATTATGTGATAAGCCTTTAACGCAGGCTTTAAATCTACTTCAGTTATTCCTCTAGTGTTGAATTGACTTTCATTAGCAGATATATCGGCAGGTCTATATAAATTACCATCAAAATTCTCTGCAAAGCTATCTACATAAGAATCATCATAGAATAACCTCTTTCTTGATGTTATTAGTGGATATATTAATGCAGAAGTATCATCACCGAACCCTTTGCCTTCAGAGGTAAATATAGTTTTAACGCTTTCATGGTTAAACTCATGGTCTCCTACTAAAGATAGGTTTAGAGCAGAATCACTTCCATCAACACCCTTCTTATATCTACATAAATCTAGTAGTTTATCATCTTTAAACGTATCTTTTAGCGACACTGTGTTACCAAAGAACGTTATGTTGTAAGAACTAGCCTTACTATTCTTCATTGAAGTACCGTTAAGAAACACTTTACCTCTCTTAAATAGTAGGTGATTGATAAATATCTTAGCTTCATGCCTTACTCTACCGTCAAATACATTGTCTGTAATCTCTGTTTTGTAGTGATGCCTAAAGATTTGGTTGTTGTTATCCGATGCAGGTATTGTAAATGGCTGAGAATAGTCTGTAAACACCTTAGATATATCCTTGGCATCCTGAATACTAGATTTAATCTCAATAGTACCGTTGTCGAACAGGTCAAGTCTCTTACCTTCTACATATATTTCTATATCTCTCATCTATCTTACGCTTTGTATAAAGTCAGAATCTGCTTCAAACTCTAATGTATACTCAATAAGTTTATCGTTTCTTCTAGTTTTTATACCTACGTCTGAGTTTGCTATAGTTAATGGTACAGCTAAGTACTCGCTAAAATTAGTAGGACTTCTTCTAGTCTTGTCTTGGATAAATACATACTCAGAAACAAGCAGCTGCTTAATTACTTCGTTGTAGCTTTCGTCTATAAATCCTGTGTTCATAGTTAGCTTCTCCTTACCTTGATTCTCTAGGTATACGTTCTGATGAGCTGACTTACTATAGGTAATGCCATTAGAAGTATCTAGCTTGGTTCTTTTATACTGTTCTCTAGTACTAGACATACTATCAGTTCTCTTCGCAGTAAACCATATATCCTGCATTACTCCAAACTTATTTAAGAAGGAAACCTTGTGGCTTATATTCTTACACTCTTCTACGCAAACTATAGGTATTTCTCCTGTAGTACCATCGTATTTAGTGTATATAGCCTTATCCGCATCTCTAGGTACTTGCGATACTAAGATTGAACTATCAGAACTTGAGTTTTGACTTGCAGTCTTATCTATAGTTGTAACAGCGTCTAAGGAAGGATTTAAAGCCATAGACTGAGCAATTGAATACCTACCAGTAGAATCAATATATTCTTCAGATGTTAGCGCTGTAGAGCCTTGGTAGTATTCTACATCTATAACACCGTCAGGCGATTTAACATACAATGGAAAGCTAGTAAGCTCACCACACTTTTTATATATTACCCTATTAGACATTAACAAATCAGGAGATAGCTCTGGGTTTATGCCATCACCATTCTCTCCATAGCCTCTAAATGCAATATTATACTGTGAATAGCTTGTTGTGCTTAAGCTATTATCTATGTCATCTTCGTACGTTCTTTCTATTCTGTACTTAGCCCACATACTCTGGATTAAGGTATCATAGTCTCCATCGAATTTAATTTCAATAAAGTCTTTTATGAGTTCAGCAATTTCGAATACTATTGTAGTCTCACCACTTAACTTTGTTTTAGTTAGTATATAATCAGGAGTAGGCTGAAAGTTCCTTATGTCTCCCGAATAAACCCATAGTCTCAGTTCTGCCTTTTTTAGTACTTTCATTGTAATTAGTTTTTATTTAGAATATTGTTTTAACTGGAAAGTAATTACTTACATCATTAGATTGGTGAACAGCATCTACTAATACTAAAGTTTCTTCGTTTACACCTGAAAATCTTAAGGTTAATGACTCGAATGAAGAAGCCTGATTAATTTGACCTAAGCTAAATCCATTTTGGATACCTCTCAATTGACTAGTTCCAGAATCACCAAGGTGTCTTATTGTTTTTACACCACCCACTGTTTCTACAGGATGTTGCATTACAGTAATTTTCATATTGAAGTTTACGTTTGCGTTAGCTGTGACGGTCAGAGTATTAGTTCCTGAGTTAATGAGCGTAGGATTAACCTCCTGTGGTATCATTTGCTTACCACTTGAACCTTCATCAAAAGACCAGTTGCTATCCGCAAAACTATTCCCAGAATATGGTGAATTATTAGTTGAAACGGCATAGTTAGGAGTATTATCATCTAGAATAAGTCTTAGTCCTGAGCTGAAATTAGTATTAGGCATTGAATACATGATATTATTAAACCTTACCATTATATCACTCGTACCAGCTTGCTGACCCAAAGCACCTTTAAATATTCCTCTTGACTCTACGGTTAGTACTGTAACAAATCCACTATCTACAGGAGCTGGTGCTGCCTCAACGTCTGGACATGAAATTGCAAACATACTCATAGTGCTTATTGTTGTGATAGGTGAAAATATCTCTACGATAACGTTTTTACCTGCTTCCGCTGCGCTTGTTATATGAATGACATCCGAGCCTAAACCATTTGTAGTACTAACTCCATCTGTATATGAACCTGCTGGACTCAATGAACTAGCATCTTCTCCTGTAGCTAAAAACCACTCAGCAGCCCAATTATCTAGCCCTATTGTTACATAGGCAGGTGGTGTTTCTCCCTCAGTATAAGCTCTGTATTTTATAGGTGTTTTAATCTTGGTTATGCGATACTCAAATGTACCTGCTTCTCTGTCCGCACCGTCTATTCTATATTTATTTATTCCTACCGTTCTAGGTACAGCTGTTTGCTGTGAGCAGAATAAATTAACTGTAGGTGGCTCAGGTATTTCTACCTCTGGACATCCAATTAAACCTGTAGTGGTAATAGTTTTCTTTACGCCAACTGGCTCGTCTTCTCTGCTACCTGATATAACATAAGATATGCTTGAACTGTCTTCAACTCTTTCTCCAGAATTAAAGGGCTGAGCAGGATATGAAATAGAGTAAAATATACTTGAATCAGAGCATCTTGTTAAGCGATAGTAGAAACCATCAGTTCCATTTGGCTCAGGTTCTGGCTCAGGTTCTGGTGGTGGAGTAACTACTCCAAGATACTCATCGACTACTTCTACAAAGTATGGACTTCTTACGTTTAATTTTCTAACATCTTCTATTGCCATCGCTACTTAAATTTTATTGTTTCACCTTTTAAATCAAATCCTGCCTGAGTTAGCAGCTCCTGTACATTTTCCCTTACATCTTCCACAATTGGAGCAACTATCTTTAGGTTTTCCATGTGCTTTTCGACTGTTCGGCTTATGAAGTTTGTCGGTCTTATTCCGTCTGCTGCTAGAGATTTCACTATCTTTTTCGCTAGTGATAGAACTTTCGGACTTCCTACTCCTAGAGACTGAAGACTTTGGTTCTGAGTTGCTCCTCTGTAATTTACTGGTTTTGCTACTATCCATTTTGCTATATCTGTTACGCTTGCTGTTGTGCTTTCTGTTCCTTGGTCTATATCTAGTAGGTGCTTATCACCTCTTACATCTATACTTAGTTCGCTTAATGCCGAAGAATTAACTATAAGGTTAATGTCACCTGAACTTTCTCCTGTAGCATTTATCGCAGGATTCTCGTACTGCATCCGACTAGCCTGAGGAGAAGCCATCTCTCTACGAAGTAGGTCTATTAGCTTGCTACTATAGCTCTCCATGTAGGCTTTAGTATTCTTTATTTTTAAGGACATTGAGAACCGTCTGCATTGATTAATCCCATGTCATCGTTTGCCATAGTAATGTTAAGTGTCATCGACCAGCCAGTCACTTTATTCTCAAACCTATCCTCGAATAATTGTGCGGTAGGGATGCCATCGATTTCATAGTGGTAATCTCTAAGTCCACCTCTGCGTATAGAGCTCTGTAAGCCATTAATTACGTTTAGTAGTGAGTTGTGTATGTCGTGCTTATTATCTAGTCCTAAATGCGGCTTAGATTTAGTCTGCTTGTCATCTTGGTCTTGGTCTACTATGTCCATTACAATTACATTCAGAGATAGTCCCATAATATGCTCTTCGAACTGCATAGAGATAACTCCAACATGAGCTAGTGGGAATATAGTTTGCTTAGATAAATCTACTTCCAGTAAATCTCCGAAGGTTACTGTGTTTATTGGCGATACACCGCTGAGGTATGTGTGAATTCTGTCTATTAGGTTGTAGTAACTTTTCATTATTTGTATTGTTTCTTAATCATTGCTGCTTCTAGTTCGTTTTTCTCCTTCTCAAACGTCAAAAATGTTAAACATTGGTGGAGCGGTAAGGCTGTAATTTCATCAAATCTTCTGACATCGCCTTGAGCGAGCGCATAAACTGATTGATACCAACCCCATGATTCTCCAAAGCTTCCCTCACTTGAGATGTTGTGCTGCTCTCCTTCACTACTTTCTGTGTATAAGTCAGCGTAGCTTGCGCTAATTCTGTCCCTAAATGCCAAAAAAAAAGCATACAACTCATTACAACACTTAGCGGCATCATCTTCATTGCCTCTGCTAACTCTTCGTTAGTCTCGTATGAAACTATATCATATTTCTCACCCTTCTCGAAATTGACCACCCGATAAAGAATAGCCATAGCCTTATGCATCTTCTCCCAGTCTCCGAATGTTGACTCTAAATCAATGTACTCACCTAAGCTCATTTCATCCAGTTTCGGAATGAAGCCAAATTTGACACCATCCAATTCAAAGTGACGAATGAGTTCGAACTCCTCGCTGAAGGCACCTGAGAGGACTGCTAACAGACTTTCTATAGATGCCAAGGGTAAGAGGTTCACTTGCTCTGGTTTAAGCCCGCAAAACGTCTCTATGAGCTTTCGGTTGATTTGTTCCACATCTTCAGTAGCATCTAAGTTTTCGATTGATGCCAAGTAAGTTTGATATTGTCCGAGTTCAATTTCGTGTAAGCTGTCGGGTACGATAAGTTTTATATCTTTCTGCATAATTATCTAAGTAACTGGATTATGAATTATTGTGCTTTGAGTATACAAGATACAATTTTGTCGCCATAAGATTAGTAGCCTAAGAAAAAAAAAGAATAGAAAGTTTGCGCTTATATATACTATTTGGTGTTAGCTTAAGTTTATACTAACTTTATACTAGATTATAATTACTACAACCTTATGGTACGTAGTTAATAGTACAGTAATTTATACTAACAACAGTGGTATATATACTACTACAGTTAGTATAAGTATACTATAAGTACTACTATAAGTATATATATAAATACTTTAGTATACAACGCCAGATTGTCTATAGGAGATTTGATTCACTTTGTGGCATTTAACCTGTACATGAAACAGTAAGTTTCCCAGATTTTATCGGTAGCGTCAGTTATAGAATATGCCTCGGGAGAGGTTGTAACTTTACCGTTGTTATTTATTTGTATTTTATGCTCGCTATTTATGGCACCCAACATATATATCTTGATGCCATTAGCTAAACACCAACTCATACATTTAGCCATGTCGTCAGCATAAACATTGTAGTTTCTTACTCGTATCTTTTTCGCCATAATTGATGTCCTTTTTTAAAGCCGTTAGTACCCTTAAATCCTTTAGCATGATAACTAGCTTCAGCATCCAAAGCTTCTCTTTTAGTTTTGTACTTACCTAAAACGTAAGCACCCTCGATATTTCTATTGTGGTTAACGCTTTTATGCGCTCTAAGTCTTTGGTATAAGGAGGTAGTCATGCCAACATAGTTCTCTTCAGGCAAACAGTAAACTGTAAACAAACCATCCTTTTGAGCTTCTACGTATTCTTTAGCTTGAGCAGACCTCTTAGCTTTATTATCTAGATTTGAATTATATTTTTTGTAGTAAGCAGCAGCTTTTTCTTTGTTGGCATTATAGTATGCTTTGGCATAAGCTTTTTTCGCTTCTTTTTTCTCTTCTTCTGTCTTCATAAATACAAATATAAGTAATTATTTCTAAACCGATGGCGTTAGGAGATGTATTTGATGTGCGAAGACGTGGTTAATACAGCAAACCAACCTTTAATCCCGTGAGAGTCCCTCTAAGGCTCTTAAATAACCTCAGTGGATATAATGTACCAGAAATGCATGAACGTCGCTTAAATCGGCTGTGAGGTACCTTAGGATGGACACAAACCTACCAATCAACCCCTTTATTAAACATAACCCATTGAATTACAGTAAGCGCTCAGAATATAGCGCATAAAAAAACCCCCAATAATGGAGGCTTTAGTTTAATTAAATTACAGTTTAATTTATTTATTAAGTAAGTTTATAATATTATCGTAAATCTCTTTTGCGTCTTTATTGCTTTGTTCAGTTAACATTGAGCAAATTAGTACAGATATAATTTGTTTACGTTCATATTCTTTTAATGTAAATATAAGTTCGCAAATGCTTTGTATATTTTCTTTCATGTTATTTAGTTCAATTAGTTTCTTTCATTATCTCGAATTCTATTACCTCATTCACGTTGCTTTCATTGTAGCCGCCTACGTTTATATAATAGCGTTTAATATGCCCTAAAATATAATCAAAATCCCACGTTTTAAAGCCGTTTTTAGCTACTTTCATAAGCCAATCATCAATTGGTTTGCCTGACTTGATTTGTTGCGTTATAAAGGTAAATATTATACGCTTTCTTTGTTGAAGTGTATATTTTTGCATGTTGTTTTATCTTAAATTAAATTTGTTACCAATTGCTTTCAAATAGTTTTCTATCTCTTTTCGATGGGCTACCCTTTTTGGTTCATTGTATTGGTCAATTCTTTTTTTATAACCTTCCAACCATTCGTTCAAACTTTGCTCTTGTTTTGTCATGTTGTTTTGTATGTTAATTGTGGTACTATCTCGAATTCATTTATAAAAATAGGTTCGTTGGAATCAATTATAAAATCCAGAATCATCTCAATTAGCAAAATGTAATCCGAATCGTTTTCTTTTGCCTTTTGTCTTAAGTCTGTTAATCCATCATAAAAAGACACAAAACCGCTGCTGCTTTTTAAGCGTTCATTTGCATACGTTATGAAATCAATGTTTTTTGTATAATCTCTTTTTAATATGTGGCATTGCAACGCGTCAATATTAACCTTTATTTTGTCTGTCGAATAGTTATAAAAGCGGGGGGAATCAATGCCAATAAATTGAAAATCAAAATCGTGCTCACTATTAAAGGTATTGAGCCATTCTTTTGCATAATCTTTGTAAGTTGCTGCATAATCAACGCTATCTGGATTAATTTCAAAGCACTCAATTAGTGAGTCGATATGCTCATCATGGTAATGATAAAACCCGCCAAAATTTAAATGTATTTCTTTCATATCGTTTTTTTATAGGTTGGAATATTAAGCCTGTCGGCTGCCATTCTTAATTGATAACTTTCATGTGTTATTCTTTTCGCTTCTACTAATCTAAGCAGGTGCAGCGGGTCATTTATTTCTTGTATCATGTTATTTATTTTTTATAGTTATAAAATCATCGCTACCCTTTTGCCACGAGTCAGAAAAAAGAATTGTTTCACCTTTTATATTTGACTTCCCAAGTATGTTTATACCTTTACTTTGTAAATATTGGATAGCTTGTTCGGTGCCGTCTCCTATTGCATAATTATAAGATAGTGTCACAGTGTCGGCGGTTTGATACATTTGCTCAATGAGTTTAATGCGGCTTCCCTTATTGTTAGTAGGTGGTAGATATTTCACTCTAATTGCTCGCATGTTTTCTACTTGATTTTCCATAATTGTTTTTTTTATTGGTTAATACTTTGGTTAGATTGTTTTTTTTGGTTAGGTTTGCAGCTATTGACGTTCATTGAAATTTTGACGGGCTTAATCGCTTGCCTTATATCTTTTGCTATACACTTAAAATCTTTTGCAAGTGTTTCAAATGATAATAGTAAAAAAATAACTGCTAATCCTACTAGTAAGTAAATAAATAAATTTTCCATAGTGTTTATGTTTGTTTGTTTCTATGGTGTAAATGTACGCATATTTTTAACATGAACAAATATATTTCGGTTTATTTCGGTTTATTTCCTTATTTATAATGGTTCTAAACAATTTCTTTATTCCTTAATATATATACAACCTAAAAACTGCATCCTTTAACCATTGCAAAAAATCCTTTTATTTCGGCAAATTTCCTTATCTGGAATGAGTCTAAATAAGGGGAAAAAGGCACAAAAAAATACCCTATTGAATTCACAAAGGGGTATTGAATTGACAGGGGGGTATTGAATTGCGTCCCCTATTGAATTGAAATCCTACTAAGATTGCATTGTCCGCATGATTCGTTTGAACCTGCATTGTATGCTCCACATGATGTGCAGTTCCATATCTTATCTACTAGATTTTCTCTCATCTTCCCATTGTATTAGCCCCGTTATTTGGTTTAATGTATCGTGTTCCTATCTTCTCCTTATCCTGTAGTATAGAGTAGTAGAAGCCTGTTATTGGATTCACTAAGTAATTCCAGAAATCCTTTGGCATCTCTTGCCCTTCTTCTAATCGTTTGTAACCGTTTCTTGATGCCATATTGCTTATATTTAGTTGTTAGTATCCTTTAGTTCCTCCATGTTTACCGTTGTAACCCATCTCGTAATGCATATATCTTTCTACTGCTTTAGCTTTTGTCATATCTTTAGCAGTGTATATAATTTCGTAGCCCTCTGTTACACGTTTATGGAAACTTCTATGGTGGTTTAATCTGTGGTATAAACAATCAGTAACACCTACGTAATGATGCTCTGGTAAGTAATAAACTACAGGTTCATGCTTCATAGATTCTCCACGAGCTTTAGTTCTAGCTTTTATCTTTTCTTTATTAGCTTGATAGTAAGCTGCGAATCTCTCCTTGTTAGCTGCTCTATATTTCTTATCATACTCTCTTTTCTCTTCTTTGGTCATAATTACAGTGTTTCAAAGTTATATCTTTTTCCCTCTATTCGCACCACATCTCTTCTATGCTGTGTGAGTATGTACCGTCTTCAAGGTAATATCTTGTCTTTAAGTCTATGCAAGTTTCTGTCCTTACACAGCTCGATAGTAGTATTAAAATACCTATTGCTACCTTTGTCATGATAATTACAGTGTGTTAAAGTTATACCGTTTACCCTCTACTTGTATCCAGTTAAGTCTATCAGTTTTGATAGTTCTGTAGCCGTCTGCAATCATATCGAATACGATTATGTTATGGGCTTTACGGGTGTCATACTTGATGCCAACACCTTTAAGGTTCTTTTGTACTCCTACTCTGCAATTCATAGTACGTAGTGTACCATCTGCTTTAGTGAAGTTAGCTGAGAATATCTTTCCTGAAGATACTAGCTTGTCGATAATTGTAAATACTGCGTTTGTCATAGTTGTTTTGTTTTATTGTTTATACAAATCTACAACCTCCAAATGACATGACCAAATAAATATGTAAAAAATATGACCCCACTGACTCCACTGACATTATAACGTACAAAAAAACCCCCTAGCAATCTAAAACTAGAGGGTTTAACATCAATTAATCTAAACAAATATCATTATGAAAGCTCAAATATACAGATAATATCTGTAACTACCTAACTTACTACATAACTTCCTTTAGGATTTGTTCTAAGCAACAGATACTCAATAGCATAGCGCATACTATCTACTCCATGATTGTAGGCATCTCTTGGCTTTACACCTCTAACATCCCATACATAATTGTTAAACTCCTTTACTAAGTTCTCTCCTTGAAGTACAATATTGTAGTCTTGCATAAGTGCTATACCTGCTAGAATACTTCCCTTCTTCTTCATACATGGAGTAACATTCAGTCCTCTGGTACTTAGTTCAGATATAAGCCTAGGCTCACTACTGTCAATTACTATAAGGTTCTTACCTGCGTGTCTAACACATAGGTCGTATATATTAGAAGTAACTAATCCCTTCTTGTAAAAGTGTTCTTTGACCCAGATAATCTTTCTTATCTTATCTACTGATACTTCTGTAAGAACTGACTCATCTCTACTAAATCCTATATCTAAGCCATAACAAGTTAGCTTCATCTCTGAGTTATAAGAACCTACTTGCCAGTCAGTAAATACTACACCTTCTGCACGTTGCAACCAACCTCCCATTATCTGATGCTTATACTTATCAGGTCTGCGCACCTTCATTTGCTCTAACTGATTAACGAATGACTCTGAGAGATGTTCAATGTTGTCTAAGTAAGTTGTATGTATATATGTTACACCATCCTTAGTACCGTTAAAACCATCAGGTATGCCTCTATTCTGGAAGAACCTCTGGTATATCCAATGCTCCTTTGTAGTAGGATTTAGAATTAACAGACACCTGTTTGTGGCATCCTTAGACCTAATAGAGAAGTCAATCTTATCGAAACTCTCCTCATCTACCAGCTCTTCAGCTTCATCCAGTACAAAAGTATTTACACCTGCTATAGACTTTAGCTTTGCTGTCTGGTCACCTGACGCAGTCTTGATGCCACTAAAGTATATTGAACTGTCTGTAGCTTTATTCTTAATATCAACCTTGGTTACGTCAAAGTTATCTGATACTCCCATCAACTCTAGCTTCTCCAAGAATTCTGGTATAATAGACATACCTGCTGAACTCATGGTGTACCTAGTAAATAGTATCCTGTTATCTAAAGCGTACGTTAGAAGTGCTAAGAATACCGTTACAGCGAACGATTTACCAGAACCCCTACCTCCAGTAATAACAAAGTATCTGCTATCAGAATGAAATAAGGGTTGGTACTTATCATGTAGCTCTACCTTATTCAATTACAGCTTCTTCAGCATCAATAACCTCTACATTCTCTGCAGCCTTAGTTGCAATGTATCCTTCTAATTCTTTGATAGTAGTTAGGCAGTATGTAACTGCACTCTCTAGGACATCAATTCTATTTCTCATCTCTATTAAGCTCGATTCTTTCATTTTCTGGTGTTATATCTATTGTATCGGGTTTTGCGAATTCAATCACGGGTATGTTAATCTTAGTGTCTATCTGTATACTTTGTTGCTCTTTCGGTCTACCATATCTATATTCTAGTAGCCACTTCATGTGCTGGGTAGAACCTCCCTTAGCTAGTTTAGCTA